GTCGAGTCCGGTTTCGCCGCCGTCCGCATATCCAGCAAGTCCGCCACGCGCTAAAGTTGGCGGGTCATTTGCAACGGAAGGCATTCCGCCAAAATTTACAACATTCTGTGCCGCATCAGCCGTTTCGGGATTAATGTCTCCAATGTTCCCTTGGAAATTTTTAATATCCCGGCCAGCCTGATAACTGTTGTAGGCATTTTTGGCCGAATTGTAAATGTCCTGACCCTTTTTCCAATCTTTATTGAGCCCTTCAGCCAAATCGTTCATCGATTTAACTTGATCCGATGCGCTCTTCGGTTGAGGCATGCGCGGATTGTTTGGCGTGAGCATATGCGGAATGGCGTTGCCGCTTTGCGGGATAAGGCCCTGAGTTCCGCCATACGGCGCGTTGCCTTTGCTGCCGTAGAAAGTCGCGTGCGCGTACGGCGCATTCGATTCAAGGCTGGACTGCTGGGCTTGCAGAATGGCGTTGAAATCAACAGGAGAAACGCCTGAAGGAGTCGCCTGAACGCCGCCATAGGCAAAGGGCTCACGTACTCCACTAAGGCCAACCAGCCCACCCTGACTTGTAGAGCCGCCGTGAGCATGTCCTTCGCGCTTAATGGCGCCACCTCGCGCGGCAAAGAGGCCGCCCGGCGTCGTGGTCGTCTGCGTCTGCCCGGACAGCGCGCCAATACCTTCGACAGCGTTTGTGTAGAACTGCGATGCTTGGAAGGGAAAGGCTTCTGCCATGTTGAATTGATTGTAGAGCGCGGCGTCCTGCGCCTGCTGAGTCTGCTGCTGCAGCGTACCTGCACCGATCTGCGCCTGAGCGCCTTGCAGTGCCGCATCCTGAGCGCCCTGACCCAAAGCAGCCGTTTCCTGCGCCGCGCCAAGCCCCTGCGCGTATTGCTGCTGGCCGATGCCCTGCAGCAACTGCGCGGCGTTTCCATAAGCGGCTCGATTAGCCTGTTCTGCGCCCAAGTAGACGCCCTGCTGCTGCTGAGCAGCGTTCAGGGCTTGGTTGTAACCCTGATTCAGGATGTTGCTGTAGATGTTGGCGTTGGCCAACTGGTTCTGTTGATTCAGATTGGCGGCAGCGATGCCAGCCCGATCTCCGCCAAAGGCGCCTGACGTGATGGCGTTGCCCAACTGGCCCGCCATGGCCTGTTGTTGGTTCTGATTAAGGAGCGCTGCCTCGCTACCTGCGACGTTCTGCAGGTAAGGCGACATAAACTGATTGATCGCCGCCCCGTTGATCTGAGACGGATCAACATTCTGTCCGGCGCCCAGCGCGTACGCCGTGGCGCCCATGTTGTACGGCTGCGCCCCGGCATAAGCCGATTGCACGCCACCAATCGCATTCTGGTAGGTGGGCTGCGCCTGATAGGCAGCGGCATTGATGCCTGAGATACCCTGCTGCTGTTGTGGATTGATGCCCGCAACGAACTCGCCGTTATAGTATTTGAACGGTGTGTTAGATACCGCATACGCCCGATTAGTGGCCGATTGGTATTGGGCCAATACCTCTGGCGGTATAGTGGTCTGGTTCGTTGTTTGAGACGTCTTTCCGAACATGTTAGTGCTCCGTGCCCTGCCACTTGCCAGTCTGGGCGCCATACAGGAAGAATGCGCCGCTAGGTGGGCCAAATTGCCGCTCGTACATGCGGACCTTAGCCGAGGTACGATGGTTTGACAAAACGCCGATGATCAACGGAATTTTCAGATGGTCGGCGACTTTCTTGCTGAACTCGCACAACTTAGACGCGCGACCGCCCTTTGCGTTGCGAAATTCCGGGTGAATGAAGATGGCCTTTTCTTCGACGACTTGATAGTCGGAGTACCACATAGAACCAATCCGAAGCAGAACGGCGCCTTCGATCTTGCCGCCCGGCGCGCCAATAACCGCGCAGAGGCCATGATCATTGTTCAAGGCAGGCCAGATCTCAGCCGCCATCTTCAGCGGATTCGGATGCAAGAACCCATTCTCTTCGCACGCCATCAGAGCGATGTTCATGATTTCATCAAGGTCCTGAGGGCCCGCGAGACGAATCTGAAGTTCAACTGGATCGGTCATGTCTTAATCCCTTTTAGGTCCGGGCAATTTAGATAAAGTCTTAATCGTATTCTTTCGCATTTCCTTGACCCATGCGTCGAGAACCTTATGTCCACGGTCAAGATCTCCGTCGCCTGCTTCGATCACTTGGTGCGGGGCGAGGACGTATTCTCCGCCTGCGGCGACGATGGGCACTCCTCCATCTGTTGCGCCGCCAGCCGCACGATGAGGCATTTCAGCGCCATAAGGACCGCCAGACTGACCATAAGGCGCGGACCCTCCGCCATAAGGAACTCCTCCAAAAATGCGTTTCATGTGTTTGAAGCCAGCGATCGTGTTGCCTTCGCCCATGGCCGAAATGATGTCGGCAGGAATTACATAAGCGCCACTAGGCACATGCATAGGCAGATGATCAGTACGGCCCGCCACAGAACTATGAATTGGTCCCACGTGAAGTTTTCCCCCACCAGAAGCAGCAGCATGTTTAGTAGGTAAGCGTAAGCCACCGCCCGCTGAACTGCGGGCCGTAGCAAGCGCCGCAGCAATAGCCTGATCTTTAGGGTGACCCGCATGGATCATCTCCGCGATGTTGTGGCTAATTGTCTTCTGACTTTTACCGTGAGTAAGAGGCATGGTTAAGCCGCCGTGTTGGAGATGAGGATGCCTTCGACACCGATGCCGACTTGGAATGAGCCAGATGTTGGCTCTCCCGCCGCTTGCCATTGGATGTCGGTCTTCTGCGTATAGGCACGGGGCGCAACGCGAAGCGTCCCGTATTCGTTCGTGAACGGAGCCTGAAGAAGAATCTGAATCAGGCCCGTACTGGATTGCGTGTACACGCGATAGAACGAGTAGTTACCCGCCGTGTTACCGTTGAGGCTTGAGTACGCGTTAGAGCGCGTCAGATAGAACGTGTACCCGTTCGGCACGGTGTAGATCATCATCTGACTTTTGCCGTATCCAACAGTGATCTCAGCGTACTGGAGCGTCTTGCCCGAGTTGCCTACGTTCAGCGTACCTACTGCGTTAACCGTTCCGACCACAGAGATGCCGTTGATCCGCAGGTATGAATTGACGGAAGTAACACCCGTCATGCCGTTGGTCAGCGTAAGTGTCTCTGAGATCGCGTTGTAACCGGAATCCAGCCCGTTGATCAGAACCTGCACCGCCGTATCCGACGCTGACGAACTCCAGAGCAACACCTGCGCCGCTGACGCAGGGTACGTGTACTGCGTAGTGTTCTCCCACACTGGGTAAAACGTAGCGCCCGTGCTGTTGGGTAACGCGCCTTGGTAGCCGTAGATATTGACGACCGAGCATCCCGGCACGAGGCCACGCGAGACCTGCATGTACCAAGGCGCAGCAATAGAAGTCTCTGTGCTGCCTGTGTAAATGCTTTGCGGGTAAAGACTGATCGTCATGTCGCGGCCCTGCCTGAAATGTTCACGGTGCAACCCGTCGCAGACGCATAAGCCTGAATGGTGGCGCCACTATTGAGCACCTGAGTCCCAGTCCATTGCAAGGTGCTATAGGCCGGGATTGAGGCATTGTAGAAAAGCGCGTTAGAGGCGCCCGGAGTGCCGTTAAGTGGAACCAGCGAAATATAGACCGACAAAGCGGCGCCTGTTGTGTTGCAGACGCAAATATCGTTCACGTACACGCGCGACGAAGTGTTCGCGGTGTACAAGATCGAGTAAGACGTCGTCAGCGCGCTTTGCGCCAGCAAATTAGCCGCATACGAAGAGATCAGGCCATTGATAGCAATGACGCCGTTTTTAAGTGCCGACAGGATGTCACTGAGTGAGGCGGCCATCAGAATTTACCATCCTGTTGACTGCGATAGCGAATGTTTCCCAAACGCCAGAACGTGCCGACATCATTGCTCGAGAGCCCAATGGACACAAGGCGTCCACGGAATCGAGGCGTAATGAACGTCGTCTGCTGCGTCAGCGCATAAGGTCCATACTGAGTAGGCGTCTGGCCGGGGTAGTTTGCAACGTAGAACGTCAGGTTGACCGTCGCATTCTGGGTGCCGTTGTAGTATCCCCACTTCATGTCAGGCCATACCTGATCGACAAAGGTCTTCCAGTCACCTTCGTCGAGGGCAAAGTAACCCGTCTGGAACGAGGCCAACAAAGGCTGCCCATCTGCATCGGTCGAGGTCTCGTGCTGATAGATGTAGCCAGAAACCGGATCGGCTCCAATAGGCGGTCCAAGAACCGACTGATCGATCCAAGCCGTCCTTCCAAGCGCTCCAAAATCCCAGACGTTTAGATAGGCGTTAAATTTGACGTAGTTCGATACTTCGCCGTTGCTGGTCGTCGTTGGGTAATACCAACTGATTTCGCCAAAGCGCGAATTCACGGCAACGCGAATTTTAGATAAATTGGTCTGATCAAGGTTCTGGAAGATGACGTCCCAAATAGGGCACGGTAAAGGCTCTACGCCGCTTCCAGAGAGCATGTAGAACTGAGACGGACCCATCCAGTAGACAATACCGTTAAGGGCCGCAGCGGCTTTCTTAGCAATCAGGCCGCAACCCGATCCGATCTCGTTGAACGAGTAAATATACGGCGGCCCCACGTACTGCATGGCCCACAGGTCAACGTCAGTCCACACCAACCCCTGTTGAGGACCCTGAATGGCGCCAATGATCTTAGATCCTTTCGGCAGGCGGTATGACCCGGCCTGATTGGTGATCTGGCCTACCCAGACGTTGAAGTTGTTTACGTCGCACCAGCGAATCAGAAGCGGATCTTGAATGCCCGTGAATGTGGTGCCATACGCCACAAGTTGGCGCTGAGGCATCGCCATGAACACGCCTTCGTTGACTGGAGGCCCATAAGGAAGGGCTACGGCCGTGGGCGCGCCGCCAGATCCATTCCACGCATAAATAGGCGAATATTGAGTGCCGCTATACCCGGCATCGTTAACTCCCACCCCGACCAGAATCTCGCCCCAATTGTCGAGAGTCCAGTCGTACGCGATGATTTTTGTTCCGGTAGACGGCGTGACTGCAGTGCCAGTGCCGTATCCGCCAGAGCCATATGTGCCGATACCGTACCCGGTGCCGGATGGAATCGCGCCAACGCCGAATCCGTAAATGTACCGGGCTAGATTACCGTTGATATAGGCAGAACCCGCGCTTGTGGCCGTGTTCCCTGCGTTGATCGTGAATTGCGCGGCATTGATGACAGACTGCACGATGTAATTTCCGTACAGGGTGAGACCGTTCAACGTGGTTGATACCAATACCGGATAAGTCGATCCGACCGAATAACCGTGATACGGCAAAGTAACCGTCACGATCGACGAACTGGTTGTCGTGGTGTACTGAGCCAGAACGGCAGCATTCAGGATTGAAATCGTGCCCGCAACGGTTTGCGATCCCGTTGTCGAACTAGAAAACGACACCGACGTCGTAGTCGGTGCTGGCGAAGCCAGAACCGTAAACGTGCCGTTGTAGTTTGGCGTAACGCCAGAGATTGTGACCGTAGATCCTACGGCCGGGGGCACAGGAAGCGCTGCGAAAGATACCGTCGCAACCGATCCCGTACCAGTGGCCGCTGTCGTCGCAAGCGTGACTGCGTTAGCCGCAAGCGCGTTCCCGAGCACGTCAGTGGCCATGACCGAATAACTGCCCGCGCTCAAATAGCCATTAGGGTCGCAAGGGTACAGGCCAAAGAGAATGACTCCGCCGACAGAAATGTGCGTGGCGATGTATACCGAGTCATAACTTGTGATGCCCGTCACAACCGAATCGTTGATGACAAAGTACGGGCTGCCTACCGTTGGCGTGTTGACCGATGCCGCAATGTTGTTGACGGTGTAGGTCGGAGTGATGTCTTGGACCGTGCCACCCTGCGGGATGACAGACAATGATGCCGACGTCGATGAATTAGGCGACTGCGTTCCAAGCGCAAGGTACGACACAGACTGAGTCGTCTCCCACGCCCAAAGGGCGCGAATCGTTTGGCTAAAGGCGTACGGATAGAACTTCGTCCATCCGCCCAACTTCTGAATGAGCGCGCCTAAAGTCTTGTCGTAAATGAAACGAATAAGGTTGCTCGACGAAAAGCCAGCCTCGTTGAGCGCCAACGTCTCGTTAAGATCAATTCCCGGCTTCAGTTTTACGCTTGCGTGTGGCATGTCTTATCTCGTCGGCGTAGCGCCCTGAGGAACAGACATAGACGACCACGCAGAGCCTTGGAACTTCTTCCGGTACTCTTCGAGAATGGCCGCGTTCTTAAGAGCCTGATACTGACCCTCGTAACTCTGCGCCATGGCTGGATCGTCGCTCATGCGGCCGAAATTACGCTGGAAGGCGCTGATATAGACCATGCTGGCCATGATCAAAAGATCCGGCAGGTATGTGCTAATAAATGTCGTCGAAGTATTGGCTTGAGCCGTCGTCGCAAACGAATACAAAGTAGGCGTGCGAATCGTGCCGTAAATCGTCACGGGGTACGACTCGTCGGCGTAAGGTCCAAACATGATGCTGTTATACGTGCTGCCGCCCGACGAAAGGTCTCCGCCTGTCATAGCAAAGAACGCTGGCGTCCCAAGGTTGTTGGGATTGCTAAACACTGCCTGCATGTACTCTTTTGACACAGGCTGCAGAGAAACAGCCGGGAGGTAAGGCTGAGTAATTTGCACCGTCTGAATAGTTACAAAGTCGTCCACAGAGATCTGCAACATGTTTGTATACGGCGAAATCGTGTACGTACGCGGCACTACTGACGGCAGAAGATCTAAATCGCGCTGTATGCGAAGTTCCGCATAGTTCAACATCTGCGGAATGATGGCGTTGAATGCCGTATCGACGCCCTGAATGACACCGTTGACGGTCGTCGTATTGACGACGGCCATAGTGGCAATCTGATTGACGTACCCGTTGTAAGTCAGCGGCGTCGTATTGGCGGACATGATTAATCCTTAGCAAACAAAGCCGCTTCAGCGGCTCGTCTAGCAGTCAACCCGGGCAATTTCTTGCCGCCAGCCAAATCCCATTTTTGAAATTCAGCATCCGCAGCGGCGTAATCTTTTTCGTTCAAGTACTTCAACAGCGATGAATGCAAAAGATTTCCAGAGCCTACGTTAAACGTGAAGTCCACCAACGCATCAAATTGATGCTGCGTCAGTGGAACCTTCACGTAGGTATTAACGGCGAGTTCTGCATTGGCC